CGCGTCCTTGGCGGCCGGGCTTGCATTGCTTTCCCGGCTGATCGCTTGACTTTCGTCCGGGGTGTCAACTTTTGTGTCAACTACTTGCTCGGACGCCTTGTCAGCGTCGGCGTCCAGCGCTTGCTCGATCGAGCCGCGCAGGTCGAGGTCATCGGACATGAAATTCTCCTTATTGGGCGCCAAACCGGGCGTCAGCGGGACTGCATGCGGGCAATCGTCCTTGCAATATCGTCACGGGTGACTGCGCCGCCGCTCTTGCCTGTGCGGTAGTCGTCCCGTTCCTTCTGGGCCTTGGCCCAGGTCTGGGTGTAGTCGTCGGCGGTCGTCAGCCCGTGGCGCTTCATGTACTCGCGGTGCTTCGAGCGGGTGCTGATGTCGGTGCCGTCGGTCGCCCGCATCCCGTCGTAGTGGCGATCGCCCGCGAGGGCGTTGTGCAAGGCGCGCTCGCTCGGCGGCTCGGTGCCCTTCTCGAAGACCTCGACGCCGCCGCCTTCGAGCTTCCTGTAGACCCAGACCGTCATGCTTCGGCCCCCACGATGGCGTAGCGCCCGACCCGCTGCAGCGGGACTTCGACCACCTTGTGGTGCTCGGGGCACCGCGAGTTGATGCACTTGACCAGCAGCGACGCGGGCGCGGGCTCGTTGTAGACGGCGCCGCGCACTGAGTACATCGCCGCGCAGCACTCGCTGCAGGCCATTGTCGGGATGAGCACGACCGTCATTTCTGCTCCTCCGGTTCGCCCCGCAGGGCTTTGGCGAGCGCCAGCGCGGCGGCCGAGCCCCCCGCAGTAGCACCCATCATCCCTGGCGTTGCTGCGCCGTAGTACAGCTTGCGCCAGTCAGTCTGACGGGGCACAGCCTGCACGTCGATATCGCCGGGGTACAGGCCCGCTCCAGGCAGGCTCGTGTAGCCTGTGCGCTTGTGCTCTTGCAGGGCATCCTGCAGCTCGTTGAAGGATTGCTTGGGCAGCTTGCGCCAGTCAGGGTGCGCCATCTCGTGGGGCTCGACGCGGCCGCGATAGACGTCCCACTTGCGCCACTGCTCAGGGAACAGCTCGTGCGCCGGGTTGGCGCCACGCGACTCGTCCACGTAATCCATGATCTTGCTGTAGTACTGGTTCGGCACGGTCCACTTCGACGGCTCGAAGGCCAGCTTCTCAGGTTGCAGGTACTCGGGCAAGTTGGGGTGCAGCTCGCCAGTCTTGGTGCGGTACGTCGCTTGGGGGTGGGCGCCGCCGACGATGTTGACGGCTGCTTCGTCAGGCGAGAGCGTCGGATTCTTCGCTTGCAGGGCGTCCCACCGCTGGCGGAAGTCGGGGCTTTCTGCTGCCAGCCGATCCTTGCCGTGACGAATCATGTGCAGGTCGACTGCGCTGGTATTGCCCTTGGACAGGTCAGTCCACGGGATGCCGAGCGAGGCCGTCTTGACCGACAACCCAGGCACTTGGTTCATCACGCGGAAGCCAACGTCACGCAACGTCTCACCTTCAGCCGGCTTGAACATCTCGGGTTTCTCGCGCAGCAGCCGCGCCAGCTCGGTCTGGTGCTGCAGCTCAGCCGTGCCCTTGACGCCCAGGCCACCACGCGAAGCCGCCCCCGTGCCTGACTCGACGTCCATCTGTTGGCCGAGCGCCTGCTTGACCTCGCGGGGCGCGTCACGTCCTGGCGCACGCTCGGCCAGGGCGGCCAAGTCCTCGGGTGTGCGTGCGCGGAACCGCTGTGCCAGGAACTCGTTCGGCGTCAGCGGCGCATTGGGCGACAGCAGTGAGAAGTTGAGGTCGTTGAACGTGTCGACCGCATCAGTGCCGCCTGCGCGCTCGTAGGTGCGCAGGAACTTCGCCATCAGCTTGTTGTGGTTCTCCTGGCCGAGCGCGGCGGGGTCGAAGTTGTTGGCCTTGATCTGGAAAAGCTCGGGGATGGTGAACTTGCCCTCGTAGCCTCCAGGCACCATGATCTCGCGCTTGGTCTTGAGGTCGCTCACGCCGAGCGACTGCATCGGCTGCTGGGTGAAGTCGGCCCCGTGCTGGGCGCCGAAGGCTTCCCAGTCCTGCTGCGTCATCTCGGCGGGTTTCTTGGGCAGCGTCTGGGGCTCGGCACGGTACTTGGCCCGGTTCGCCAGGGCTGCGTCCACCTCGGCGGCGGGTACGGCGTCGCCCATCTTCTTGGCGCCCTTGAGCGAGCGCCCGATGTCTTCCTCACCAGCAGCCGCTGTCCTGGCGAGCATCTCGCGCACGCCCGTCGACCCTGGCGGCAGCGCGGCCTTCTCCAGCGCACGCGCCGTGGCCCGCTCGGCCGTCTTGACGCCCTTGCCGGGGCCGGGCAGGGCCTCGGTGAACCCGAGCGTGCCAGCGGCCAGCGCGGGGCTCGTCTCGGCGAGCTTGTCGAAGGGGTGCGCGACCGCCTCGGGCAGCAGGGCATCCTTGGCGAGGCCGATGCGCTCCATCGTGTGGCCCATGCGCCCCATCGACTCCTCACCTGCTTGTGTAAACGGCGAAGCGCCCCAGTCCTGCACTTGGTTGATGCGGCCCGTGGCGCCCTCCAGAGCGGCGTCTGTGCCCTTGCCTCGCAGCAGGTCGGCGATGCCCTGAGACGCGCCTGCGAGGCCCGCCACCGGCTGCACCGCCATGCCGCGCATCATGGCCCCAGCGGCGTCCGCGCTGCCGCCGAATTGGCGCAAGAGATCGGTCATCGTGCTCATGTCGTCCTCACTGAAGTGGGGCCTTGGGGACGGACGCGCCTTCGATCGGCGCGCCGAATTGGCCCGCCATCTGCTTGGCGGCGAGCGCGGCCTGCTCCTGGGCCGACGGAGGCGGCTGCGGCGGCGGTAGTCCCTGGGCCACATGCGCCTGCTGCACCCGCGACACGTGCTGCGCGTGGTTGACCTCGGGCTGCATGATGGCGGTCTCGGCCTGCTTGAACTGCGCCTCGGCACCCGCCTTGGCCGTCTTGGCCTTCTTCTCGTCGATGGCGGCCTGCACCTCGGGCTTGGGCGGCTCGGGCTGTGCGGGCTGCTGCGCGGCCTGGACGGCTTGGTCGAGCACGCTCTCGATCTCCTTGCCGACGCGGAAGCCCCCCAGGCCCCACTTCATCATCTGGAGCACGACCGGGGCCGCTGCGGGCTGCGCCTGGATCAGAGGCGTGACCGACTGGACGAACGAGCCCACGGCCGTCATGAACTGCGTGCGCGAGTCGCGCTCTTGCGCCCAGTCGATCATCGCCATCGTCTCGCTCTCGATGGTGATGCGGTACATCTTGTCGTCGCTGTCCTGCTTGAGCATCTCGACCGCCTGGGGCGCGATCTGCGCATCGTGCGAGCGCATGATGTTCGACCGCTGCAGGATCGTCTGGGGCTGCCACTTGTCGCAGATGATCTGCGCCTTGATGCGCTGGCCGCTCGCCACCCAGCCGCCGATCTGCTGCTGCTTGAACTGCAGGCGGTTGCCGCCGAATTGCGCCTTCAACTGCTGGGCGCCGAGCGTCTCATCTGGGTTGGTCATGCCGCGCATGATGTCGCCGATGCCCAGCACCTCGTAGAGGTTCGTCTTGAGCACATCGCGCTGGGCTGTCAGGCCCTGGATCACGGTCATCGCCACCTCGATGGGGATGAAGTCCATCTGGCCCTTCAGGCCGCCTTTCTCGGCGAACGCGGCCCAGTTGTCGACCGGGAGCATCTGGTTCTCCATACCCTCTTGGAACACGCGCCCGATGGCGGTCGAGTTCTTGTCGTACACGCCGACCATCTTGCAGGCCTTGATCAGGTACTTCAGGCGCGTCGAGAGTTCGTCGATCTGCGTGTACTGGTCCTGGGCGAGCAGGTAGTCGGCGCGCGGCATGACCTTGCTGGTCGTGATGTTGGCAATCAGCGGCGGCGGGCAGGGGAAGAAGCCGCGCAACTTCAGCGGGTCGTCCTTGTGGTCGCAGATCAGGTCGAAGCCGAGCACGTGCCAGTAGACCGACTCGGTCGTCTTGTCCCAGATCTCGAACACGCCGGCCTTCTCCCAGGGGTCGTTCTGCGGCCCGATGCCGTCGTTCTTCGACCTCGCCTTGCTGATCGGGATGACCTTGCCGATCTTCTCGCCGAAGCGCGCGATCAGCTCCTCGCGGTTCATGTACACGCGGCGCGCCACCCAGCGCACCTCGCCCCAGGTGCGTGCTGGCGACCACCAGAAGTCCTCCCAGTAGATGTAGTCGGCGGGGCACTCCTCGCTCGTGATCTGCTCGAACGGCATCGCAGGCGACAGCTCCTGGCCCGTCTGCGGGTCCATGACGGCCGCGATCTCGCTCTCCTCGGTCTCGACCTCGTAGCGATACCAGACCTGCCCCAGGCCAACGATTAGGTAGTCGCTCACGGCTTGGCGGGTGATGTCGGGGAAGGTGCTCTCGTCGTCCTCCTCGACGGCGTGGTTGAGCAGTCGCTGCAGGATGTTGCCCGCGACGCGGCTGACGTCGTCCTCGCTGTCCTTGTAGGCGTTGCTGACGTCGACCCTCGGCGGCTTGGCGTACAGGCTGGACTTCAGCACCTCGATGTTGGACCAGAACAGGTTCAGCTTCGAGTCGCGGTTGTCGAACGCGGCAGAGTCGCGCTCGTCGAGGTAGAGGTTGACCAGCTTGCGCCCGGTCTGATGGAACTTCGACAGCTCGCGCTTGGCCGCCTGCAGCTCCTTCTCCCAGCGCTTGGCGAGATCGGCGGGGCTCTTGCCCGCGTCCTCCTTGGGCAGCTTGTGCTCCGGTTTTTCTGGAGTGGCGTTGGCCTTGACGCTGGCCTTGTCCTCACCAGATTCGTCACCAGTGACTCGCTTGGGGGCTGGCGGCAGCGCGCCTTGCATCGGGTTCATAGTCTTCCTCGCTGTTGCGACCCGACGGTCTCCCACAGGTCTTCCAAGTAGAAGCTGCGGTCGATGGGCGGCACGATTATCTGCTTCGGCTCGGGCGCAGGGTCGA